GTACCACCCTTGATGTTGGGGTGAGATGCGCTGATGAGCAGAGCACCGTCGCCACCAGTGTAACCAGAGGTGAAAGCACGGTTGTACACGTTAGCGCCAATGACTTCCTTAGTTTGACGCATAGAGAAGGCAAGACCTTCAGCTTTACGCTTACCAACGATGTCATACTGGTCGTCTTCCATCATCTCACGAGTGATGATGAAGCCGAGGGCGTACACAGCGTGTTGGTAGCGAGTTACGAAACCTTGACGCTCGCTATCGTAAGAGATAGGTGCGCCTTCAGCTTTCTGAACAGCAAGACCAAACGAGCTAACACCAACGTCTTCTTCAAACGCTTTGCTGGAAGTTTGCTTGTCGAAGAGCTTTGTGTACTCTTCAGGATATTCGTCATAGGCACGGCCATACCATGCGTTGACTCCGGGCCATAGGGCCTTGGCAAATGAGCCGCTATTAATTACAGACATTATCTACTCCTTTCTAAAGATTAAACGCCAGCTTGACCAGTACCAGTGCCGTACTGAACGTTATTCAGCTTGACATAGTAGGAGAAGTAGGTGTCGCCCGGAACATTGTCAGGACGGTTGGGGAAACCAACAACCTTCAGAGGCAGGGTAGCAGTCGTTGCAGACAGAGCAGCAATAGACATGCCAGAGGAACCAGTGGTAGTGCTACCAGCAGTTACGTCCCAGCTACCGTTGAGGCCAACGTTAGCAGTGATGGTAGCAGCAGCAACCGAGGTCGTCAGATACTGAGCTTCATAAATCACATTGGGATCGGTACACACCAACAGGTAACGATCTGTAGAAGCACGACGATAAATCGGGGTGTTCAGATCGGTAACAGGAGGAACGTTTTGAATATCGCCAACACCGGTAAATACGATGCCAACAACAATACCGAAAGCAATATCGCCAGCGGCAGAAACACGGGTCACGGTGGGAGCACCGGTGGGGCTACGGGAATCACCCAGCAGCTTCACTGCATCACCAACCATAATTACGGACGAGTCCGAAGAGGGAACGAAAGCCAACTCAGCTTGGCCGTTATACGGCGCGCCGGTGACTGTTTTAACGGGACGGAACCCGTTAAGACGAGAAACACTTGACATTAGTAATACTCCAAATAGTCAAATTTGTGGAATTCCTAATGGCAATAAGATTGGTTAGTCGCGTGTAATATCGAGTTTACCATAATTACCATCAAGAGCTTTTTCTCTGATGGAGGCTTCTTGTTGGTCCACAAACTTCTGTTTCCGGTCTTGGTCTTCATCAAACCATTCACGCTTAATTCGCATAACCTTAGCTTTAATGCCTTGGCCTACAGAAACTTCTTGCTTGGAACCAATTGCAGTACCTTGCGATACTCGTAGATCACCCACACCAGTTGAATCCTTGCTAACGAGTTCATACCCGCCTTCAAGGAACTGCGCTACACGATCATCTACATCGTTAACGACTCGGTATACATAGTTTGGGTCTTTACCCTTTACCGTAAGTACGTTACGCTGGCTCACAGGCACTCGCGTAACTCGGCCCACTGGGGCTTTGGAAATTGCTTCTTTTTCGGCCATTATTAACCTCGCACTTTCTTAAGTTCTTCAATGTATTGCTTTTCAGTCATAACACCTTGACGAACAAAAGTGTTCATTACACGACGCTCGTCGTCTGTCAGTGAAAAGGAAGAAGTATTAGAACGTCCACCTTTACCTGCCTCTACAGCTCCCGGCTTATCCTGATTAGGATTACGGAATTTGTTTGGAAACTCTTTCCTTACCTCAGCTGCAACTTTACGCAGCACTTCAGAAGGAGAGTTACCTGCAGCTGCTAGATCAGCACCTAGAGCATCGGCAAATGCTTTCATTGGTGCGCTAGACTTATACCAGCTATTTTGTTCAGTCCAAGCTACGAATTCAGGGTGTTCTGCACCTGAAGGTTCTTGTCCTTGAGCTGGCTCATTCTGCAGTTGTTTCTGCTGTTCTTTAACGAGTTCAATGCGATCATCTGCAGCAATAACAGCGTCAGCATCACCCTCTTCCAGAGCAGCTTTCTTTTGAGCTTTTAGGGCATCTAGTGCCCGTTTATATTCCACTTCACGGACTTGACTGTGAAGTTTCTTCATCTCATTTAGTGCGTTTCGCACATCTTTAAGTTGCTTAGATTGATCCTCAATCTTCTTAAAGAGTTCCCCCCGTCGAAGGAACTCACCAGCGTCAACCCATTTGTGCTCTTCGCCAGAGTATTCTTCTTTTGGAACCCAACCAGATTCCATTGCTTTTAATTCGGTTGGCGTATGTTCTACCTGTTCAGTAGTTTCGCCGCTTTGGATTTGTTCGTCAGCCATTTTATTCCTCGGTAAGTACAGCCACTATGTCTTCGTCATTTAACGCGACATATTCTTCTTCATCTTTCGGATCAGCAATCATCTTGCCACTGAATCGGGCAAAAGCAACTGTATCACCTACTTTAATTGGAACTTCGGTGTTGAAATCTCGATAGGCCGTTGGACCGATTGAGATAACAATTCCCTTATCAACTCCAGCTTGTGCACGTTTATTGTCCTCGTGTTCGGGGATAATAATACCAATATCACGAGCCTTGCGATATTCCTTGTTTGTTTCCTCAAGCTTATGTTGCTTGACAATTATTCGATGTAGAAGTGGTGTAATCATTCTGCAGTCTCCTCAAACCAATCAGCTTCCATCACATCGCGGAATGCTTGAATAGCACCCACCTTGATGGCATCTGTTCGCGGAGATTCTCCAGCACCGTAACTCAGTTCTTCTTTAAGTCCCTCGATTCGCTGTTCGAGAGCATTAAACAAAGCATGAGTGATTGGACTTGTTTTCCAATCAATGAAATCCTGACGATTCATATCTTATTTTTTCCCTTTGGAAGTTTGTTTAGCGGCCTGTTGCCTTTGAACAGTAGCCATACGCTCTTTGTGCGTGACATCCTGCCTATGAGCTACCTCTTTATGCATGGTGTCTTGTATAAACTTTTGTTTATCCGCAGCTACCTGCATGTTCGCTGTGTGCGTTTGAACAGCCGTATTCAAACGTGCGAGTATTTCTTTATGCCGTGCATCTTGATCAGCAGCAGCAGCTTTCATCATCAACTGGAACTTTGCATCACGCGCTTTCAGTTCAGAATCAAATTGTGCTTGCTGAGATTTAATTGCAGCAGCTTGTTGGATTGCTTCAACCTTTGCCTGACTCTCCAAAACCTTCGGATTGGGTTGTTGGGGAAGTTGACCAGTTTGTGCAACCTGTGGGTTAAGCAAGTCCTGAATGTTTGGTTGCTCTTGAGCTTCCAACATACGCAGTGCAACCTTTACTGGATCGAGAACTCCCAGAGGGAGCATCTCTTGCAAACCTTGGGCTTTGAGAAGCTTTTCGGTTTGGCTAACAGCAGTGGGGTCAGCACCGGGACAAATCTTGTATTGTTTAGCTGTAAAGTCTTGTGGTCCAACAGTGATACCGAGAACTTCTTGGTAGGTGTTGGGGTTCAAGTACGTTGCATTTAGCTCAAACAACTTAATAAACTCTTCTTCCAAACTACGGTAGATACGTTTGTATACCGCAGTAAATACCTTCATACCCTGTTCAATCGTTGCCATTGTTGTAGTGGCAGGAGTGTTCTGTCCGGGCATTTTACCCACAAAGATTTCAGCAACAGAGGCTAGTTCCTTACCAGAGGTAATCAAACTACCCATCAGCTGAAACAAGACATTGCTTGGTTCCTTGCTAGGCAAAGGTACAATTTGTTTCTTTAGGTCATCTCCGGTTGAGTTAACTGCTTTCCATTCACCGGGAAGGAAGCGGGTTTCACCCATTCGTAGTTTAAGACCTTTTCCAATGAATCCAGACTGCAGGTTGTTAATAGTACCAGAGTCGATAAGTTGGTTAATGAGCGTGTTAACGGACTCGTTAATAGGTCCGAGTAGGACTCCAAATCCGAGGTCATAAAAACTTCCATCGGGATTCGGGATAAAACCAAACTTTGTAAAGTATTCAATTGGCTCAATCTTTGCTAGTTTACCATCATCGTTGTAGTGCATTGTAGTATCGTCAAATCGTGCAATGATTCGTAATACCTTGGCAGACTCAAGATGGAAGGTTACAATGTAAGGCTCTGGATAATCATCGTCATCCAAATCCAAATATGTGTGCTGTTCAATGATTGTGTATGGAGTTGTTTCATCGTGAGGAGGAGCATTACCCTTCTCCAGAGGCATTGGGGCAGAACCCAAATCCTCATCCAGAAACACACCAGACATTTGCCGTTCTTTAAGAATCCGAGGACTCATCTCAATCACTTGAGAGATTCGCTCTGCTTCTTTCAAACTCTTTGCCCAGTAGTTGACAACCAAATCTTTAGGCAAGATGATGTCAGAGGCTACCTTCTTCTTAACTGGGTCCCAGTAGGTCTTCTTAAAGATGGTGCCAACAACTGGCAACATAATGAGAAGTTTGTCCATTCCTTCTTCCCAACCAACAAGCTCATGCATGAGTTGGTAAGACATGTAGGTGGAGACTCGATCAGCAAGAGCATATTTCTCGCCTGTTGGGTCTTTACCGACAACCTTAGACTTAACTACTTTGCCATCAGAAGGAACTAGGCTAGGGTAAGCACGAGCTGCAAACTGCATAGCAGCAGTGGTAAGCAGAGGGTACTTAACATTAGAGGCTCGCGGCCATGGGAAAGTTTTATCTTCCCTAACCTGAGTAGCCAGTTTAGTCCATTCCTCAACTTGCTTCTCCCAATGACTACGAGATTGTTTGTCTTGATCAAAGCCCTCAAAGGCATCACGACCAATCTTCTGTAGCTTGTCTTTATCCAGTTTTTCAGCAATGTTTGTAGATTCTAACAGTGCTCGGAGG